TTCAGCATTTTTCGCGTTGAGGATTCGAGTTCCTTGAAAGCCCCCGCAAGCGTTCGATCACCCGGGTCATTGCTGATCTGGTATTTTTCGGCTTTCTGCCGCAACTTCGACTGAATGTCCTTGATCGTGTCGCCAGAGGCCAGCCCCGACTTCGTAAATTTCGACTTGATATCACTGTCGATCGTGTTCGCCAAAATAGCTTTCTGACGCGGCGACAGTTCAACGCTTGCCTTCCCGAGTTTCTTGATGTTCTCGAGGTGATCCGCAAAGCTGATGCCTTTTTCAACATCTGCTGCCATATCACCCTTGAGTTTCGGCAGCAGCGCATCGTACGCTTCGCCAAGCTTTTCCCGGGTGTAGGTCAATGCCTCTTTGCCGGCGGTGCCTTTGGGGATTTTTTCACCAATCGGCTTCAAAGCATCATTCAGCGCCGCTGTGTTGAAAGACTCGATGCTGCGCTTTTGTGCATCTCTGATCGACATGCCAAGCACAGGGCGGCTCGTCATCGCATCTTCCGCTCTCTTGAACCACCCACCGAGAATCTGGCCCGGCGTCAGCGAAATTCCGCGCTCGGTCAGCGCCTTGACGGCTTCCGAAGAAATCGGCTTGATGACGCGCGAAGCTGCTGTGGCGACAACTGGAACAGCACCACCGGTCGCCGCTCCTGTCGCGATCTGCTTGGCTTTCTCGGATGCGAAATCGCCGTCCGTCACAGGGGTCAGCGCTCCCGATACGCCGCCCTGCGCTACGCCGAGGCCGATCTTTCCGCCCAGCGTCGCCGCCCCGGGAATCTTCGCGGCGAGCGCCACGTTGGCCGGGCTGACGACATTTCCTGTCACGCGCCACCAGTCCGTGCCCGTACGGCCGGCCGCCGCTCGATTGCGCTGCAATTCGGCTTCGTCTCGCTTCACCAGCTCATCGAGCGCGGCCGCGCCCTTGACCGGGTTACCGTCGCCATCGGCGCCGGGGATCTTCGACACGAGTCCGTACTTCGCCAAGACGTTGTTGAACTCGTTGACGGCCTGTACCGCCTTGTCCGGCAACAGGTGGGCCAGCAGCTGCGCGCCGCCCGTGATCGGATCCTTGATGCCGTGGCCCATCGACTCGGCACTCGAGGCGGCAACCTGCAGGCCGGTCGGCTTCGGTGCTGCCGGAGCATCGAATCGGTCGAAGGAGTTGCCTGCCTGGTCGAACGGATTCGGGCCGGTGGCCACCTTTCCGGCCGGCTGCTGGTCGAACTGGTCGAATGCGTTCGCCATCACATGCCCTCCGGAAGGTAGCCGTACTTCGCCTTGAACTGGTCTTTCAGTTCGGGATGCGATTTCAGGTAGTTCACGGCCGCCGCCGGCGCTTCGGTATGCGTCTTCTTCTCTTCGGGCTTCGTCTCAGGCTTGCCGGACAGCCGGCGCTGGATCTTGTCGCGCTGGTCGCGCAGGCCTTTGACCTGGCCCTCGGTGTCCGACTCGAGCGCGGCCATCAGGCCCTTGCGCCCCTTCTCGTCGGCGGCCATGTTGATCAGGCGCTCGGCTTCGTGGCGCGCGCCTTCGGTCAGCGATGCCGTCGACTGCGGCCCCTGCATGATGCGGGCGTAGTCCATCGCCGCGGCCATCGCGGCCACCGCCACCGCGGAAGCTGTCGGGTCGTTAAACTGCTGTTTGATGCGCAGGTTGATCTCATCCAGCGAACGCACACCGGTGAAGTCGACCTTCTTCAGGTCGGATGCAAGAGCCTTGACCTTCTCACCGCCGAGTTTTGGCGCAATGCCCTTGGCCAGGCTGTCCCAGGTGTCGAGGTTGTTGTGGAATGAGGCAAGTTGCCCCTCGATCGCGTCGAGTTTCTTGGTCTGCACCATCAGGGACTGCGCGTCGGCCTTGAACGATGCCGGCATGGCGGACAACTCCTCCGGCGTCTTGCCGAGTTCGTGCGCGAGTTCGGCCGCGCGCCGCACGATGATGTCGTTGCGGTCGGCGCCGCCGCCGGCACCCTTACGGTACGGCAGATTGCGCGTGTTGATGAAATTCCACGCCTGGATGTCGAGGCCGTCCGGCGTCATGCCAAGCTTGGCCGCCGCCTTCTGGGAATCCGACATCGTCGTGCCCGGCGTAGGCGTGACTGGATTGGTTGACTGCGCGCCGGTGTTGATCATGTACTTCGGTGGCGCGTCGACTTTCTTGATGTGCTGCTCTACAGCGCGAATCTCGGCGCGCACGCGGCCCGCCTCCGGGTCAGTCGGCTTGAGCGTGGCGAGCTTCGCCTTCAGGTTTTCAACGTACTCCGCTTCCTTGATGATCGGCGTCTTGTCGCGGTCCTCGAGCGTTGCGCGCTCCTTGTACCCAAGTAGCTTGGATTTCACCTCGGATGGCGAGAGCATCTTGAACTGCGACTTGTCGGAGAAGCCGCCCTTGCCGGTGGTCTTCAGTTCGTTATACCCGTCCGATTGCGCCTTGTTGAAAGCATCGATCGCAGCCTTCTCGTTGCCGGTGCGTTTGCGCACGTCCTCGTACTCGCCGAGCGCCGTTTCCCAGACGTCGTGCACAGCCTTGGTCTGCCGCTCTTCGTTGATCTTCGCCGACTCGGACGACTTGTACGCAATCTCCTCCTTCTTCTGCAGCGTCGCCAGGCGGTCCTGGTTCACCTTCTGCCGCAACGTCGGATTCTGGATCTTCGCAATGGCCTCGGGAGTCAGGCCGCCAGTTTCCTTGTCGTAGTTCGCCGGGTCAGCATACAGCGCCGACATGGCCTGCTGATCGCGCAGCGTCTGCATGGCCTGCGCCATCTCGACCTGCTGCATCTGCGTGTTCTGCATCTGCTGCTTGAGCGTGAGCGCCTGCATTTGTGCCTGCATCGGCGACATGAATTTCGGCATCTGGAAGCCGAGAGCAATAGAAGGATCGAGCGCCATTATCCTAACCCCCAAAGATCACTTGCCGGGACGCCTTGACTCAGAATGCCTGCATTACTGCCGAGCCAGTTACCATAGCTATTCCCACCACCCATCATCTGTTGCATCAGCCACGCGTTGTAGGCGTCTCCGATTCCGCTGCCAATGGCGTTGGCTGCACCAACCCGGCCGGCCGCTGTCGCCGCAGCGCCACCCGTCATCAGGTTTCCGGCCGCATTGGCATACTGGGCGCCGAGCGAACCCTGCTGCAGGCCGGCATTCAACCCCACCTGCGACAGCTGCGCAAGGTTGCCGAACTGCGTCTGCAGGTTCTGGTTGTTCAGACCTGTCGTCGTGTTCGCGTTCTGGTAGCCCTGCTGCGCGACTTGGTTGTTGAACGCCGTCTGCTGCGCGGTATCCTCGAAGCCGGTCTGCCGCCACGTGTTGTTGAATCCCGCCGCGGCGATCGCATTTTGCAGGTCCTGCACGATGTTCTGGTTGTTCAGGCCGGTGACCTGGATACGGTTCTGGTTGTCGGTCTGCGTCGCCTGGTTGTTGGCGCTCGTCGTCGCCATGGCGTCCTGGAACTGCTGCTGCGTGAGCTGGTTGTTCAGCGTGTTGACGTTCTGGCCGAGCAGGAACTGCTGCATGTAGTCCTGCAGGCCGGTCTGGTACTCCTGCAGGCCGCGCTGCGCCTCGGTCTGATAATTCTGGAAGGCCTGCTGGTAATCGGTGTTCGCCAACTGCTGGGCGTAGCCGATCAGGCCCTTCATGTTGTTGCTGTTCATTCCGCCGGCGATCGACGCACGGTTCGTCAGCGCGTCGAGGCCCTGCTGCAGTTGGAACTGGTAGCCAGGGTCAGACTGGAACTTGCTGGCATCCCACGCGCCGGGGCCGGTGTACGGGTTCTGTGCGACATAGTCCTTGTACGCCTGCATCGCGCCGACCGAACCGAACTGCTGCATCTGCGTGGCCGGGCCGTACGACGTCAACTTCGGCGCGTTCGCGACAGTCTGGAAACTCGGCGTCCCACCCAAGGTCTGCAGGTTCGCCGTGGCGGTGTACGGCGCCGGGTTGAACTGGCCGCTGTTCACGCCCGACATCAGCGTGCCGAGTGACGATTTGCCGGCGGCCAGCCATGGCGCGACGTTCTGGGAGGTCTGGTCGTAGATGTACTTCTGCAAGCCGACCGCGTTGTTCGCGGCGTCCGCCTGCAGATTGCCGGCGTTGAGCGCAGTACCGGCGCCGAGCGCGCCGGAGACAAGGCTGCCGAGCGTGCCCAGCGTGCCGGGGCTCATGTTGGACAGAGTGCTGCCGATCGAACTGAGAACTCCACCGCCAGACGAGGCTGCGGTGGCCGCGCCGGTTCCTGCTGCTGTCGTGCCTGCTGTACCGGCACCCGATGACACTGCACCAGTGCCGGCCGTCCCCGCCACGGCCGCATCTGCGCCAGCGGGAAGTGAAGCGCCGCCGGTTTGTGCCGCGACATAAGCATCAAGGTTGCCCACCCCATTCAGCGCTGCGCCGCTAGTCGAAGCAGCCTCCCCGCCCCCAAGCCATCCCATCCCCGCTGCACCCGTCAACGCAAGCGGCACCATCCAGCCGTTATCGCCAAGCCAGTTTCCAATCGAATTCGGATTGCTTTGTGGCGTGTACTGCTGCCATTGCTGCGTCGGAAGGCCAGTGTTCGGATCGATGTCCACCGTGTCGTAACGCGCAAAGCCTCCCGGGATGTCGCCGGTCTGGTTGCTCGCGAGCTTGGTGAGTTGGACGAGGCCGTTCGGCTGGAAGCCGTCCATCGTCCACCCGTTGTTCCCGGTCAGGCCGACCGTCCCGGAATAGTTTTGGTCGTAGGCGTCCGGGTTGTAGCCTTGAATGGCCTTCAGGATGGCGGCCCAGTCCTGATTCTGGAAGTCGGTGCCGCCATACTGCGCAGCCATGTTGAGTTCGGCGAGAGTTGGCATCATTCACCTCAGGATTGAAGAACGCCATCCATCGCCGCGATCGATACCTTGTTCGCGGTGTCCGCAAAGCCCTGGATCGAGTCGTTGAAAGCGAGTTGAGGGATGTCGACGTCGAGATATCCATTCGGCGGGATGGAGACCGCCGGCAGGATCTGGTTCGTCGCCGATGCCGAGCCGCCGTTCGGAACGGCGTTCAGCGTCACGGCATGCGCCGCGGAGTCGGTGTTCGTCAGCCTCACGCGGCCGTTTCGCAACAGAAGCGTGTTTGGCGTCGCCGGCATCGTGTAGATCGTGCCGTTCGAGTTTCCCAGTTGCTGCGGCGCGAACAACTTCGTGAATTGAAGTGCCATTTTTCTTACTCCCGCCTGCCTCCCGGCAGTCGTTGTTGAATCAGTCCGCTATCCAAGCGGTCTATTGCCCTGTTATGCTGCTGTGGTCAGGGCCGTCCAAGTGGTGCCGCCGTTCGTGTTGATGTACGCACGGTTGTTCGTCGTCGTGCCGTCCGATCGCAGGTACAGCGAACCCTGTGCTGCTGCGAGCGTCGGCGCACCAGAGCCGAAGAACACACCGAAATTCGAGACCGAAGACAGCAGAAATCCGGCGCCGGCCGTTCCACCCGCCGGAATCGCGGTGCCACTCAGTGCGGCCAGCGCTCCGGTCATGGTCATCTTTCCGGTCGCCGGATTGAACGTCCACTGGCTGCCAGACACCTGCAGTTGCCCGGAGCCACCCTTTTGCGTCGACCACACCGGATAGACCGTGATGTTCGTTGCGTTGTCCTCGAGGATCGCCGCACGGTTCGCCGCGGAACTCGTCATCGGGCGATAGTTCACGCTGATGTCATCCGCCGTGAGCAGCGCCGGCAGCCTCTTCTGCTGCTGCACCTGACCTTCCAGTTCCTCGACACGGCGTTTCAGATCCTGCACGACACCGCGCAGCGCCGTGATGATCTGCTGAGACTGGATGTCGGCCAGCGCCTGCGACTGGTCGACCGGTTTCCTCGTCGTGAAAACCAGCGTTGTCACGTCATCCGAGGTCACGCCGCCGTTCGCATTGGTGGCGCCGACGATCGCGCCGAGAAACCGGATCCACTCCGGTGACACGCGGCTATTCGGTACGCCCAGCAGGAATGGCGTGTTGACGTTGATGGTCTGGACGGTCACGCCGGACCTCCTTCCCATGACGCTCCGGTAATCGAAACCTTGATCGCGTCGGTGCCGGAGATTTCCCAGATGCGGTCAAGGCCTGTGCCGATCGTGGTAGAGCCAAGGCGGGTTACCAGTACTCGGTTCGTCGTCTCGCCGGGCTTACCGGCCGGCAGAAGTCGCTGCCCCGGCCAGGTGTAGCCGCCGTCGTTCGACCAGCGCAGCATGATCTGCGGATTCGTTCCCTGCGCCGGCGTGATGCCGGTCTCCATCAGGATCTGCAACTCATCGAAGGACATCGGAACGCCGACCGGGAGAGAGTCCGGCAGCGCACGCCACGAGCGCAGCCATTTCCGGACCGCGCCGTTGTCGGTGAACGTGTTGTCGTCCAGCGCATATAGATTGCCGTTCTGGTAGTCGCCGACGACGTGCTTGCCGTTGAACCAGCAATGGCAGTTCGCGCGCTCCCGGTTGAACTGGCCGTTCGAGAACGACGCGCGCTGGTGCCATTTCCCGGTCTGCAGGTCGTACGCATAGGTCGCGTTCGCCGTCGGGAAGGTCAGCACGTAGAACCGATGGTCGCCGGACTGGTAGCTGTAGGAGATCGCATCCGATACGGTCGTGAAGGTCTGGAACAGCGCGACCAGGGCGTGCGTGGTGATCGGCTTGGCCTGATAGCCGACCGACATGAACACCGTGGCATTGCCTTGATCGTCCTCGCCCAGCCACACGAATCCGTCGCCGAGGCGCGAAACCGATGCCGCCGCAGTACATCCGCACGGAATGTAGACGCCTTGCAGCTGGGTGAATGCAAAGCCGGAATTGCCGTTGTTGACCCAGACCTCGACTGCATCCTTCTTCCACACCCAGACCTCGCGCCGGATGTCGGCCACCGCGACGACGGCCTCGGAATTTCCCTGCACGTACGCATTGTTCGCGGTGCCGCCCTGGGCGAAACTGGACAGGTCGTTGTAGTTCGACTGGTAAATCTGGTTGTCGGTCGAATTGATGAGGCCGAAACCGTCCTGGTAACAGGCGGAGGACGGGCTGGCCGCGCTGGTCACGCCGTCAGGAATCGTCTTCACCATGGCGTTCGTCGCCTTGGTGATCGTCCAACCGGCGGCGCCATCATAGATACCGACCTGCGTCGGGTTGTCGATGATGTAGACGGGGCCTGAGCTCGTCCCGATGGAACCGATGAACGTGATATTCCAACTGGTATCGACAACGTACACACCAGACCCGGAGACCACATACATCTTGTTGTTCGACGCCCGGTAGACCTCGCGAACCGGGCCGCCGTCGGCCACGGCAAGCGGTGCCGTCAGCCCTGGGCACGACAGCAACAGCGAAACCTCAGGCCCCTTCTCTCCATCCGTGTGCTCGGGGTACAAGTTGATGCACAAGTCTGTCGCGCCCGAGCGGGATCGATCCGAGTTGAACGACGCGAAGATCGGCGAAAGGGCCATTACCGGTTCCCCCTCGTGTCGTCGGAATAGATGTTGTACGTGCTGCGGGCCTTCGAGACAATTGCTGTGTCGTAGGTTGACGGCGACAACTTGATGTTCGAGCGCTTGACGTCGGCCAGCGCGCGGTTCGCGTCGTCGCGCATCTCGGTCGGCGCCGAACCTTGCTTATAGAATGGCCAGAGTTCGACCTGAAGGTTCAATCGGACCGCCTCGTAATACCCCGGCGGCAGACTGAACGATGCGTTCAGGTTCGCGAGGTTCGCCAACTGCAGGCGCGCGTCGAAGTACATCGTGTACGCAATCGACGGCATCGGGTACACGTTCAGGATGCCGAGCGGAAACTGCGGGTCGTAGAACAACGTGTCGGGCAGCTGCGAGGTGTTTGTCAGCCGGCCGATGCCGTTCCACTGGTCCTGTTCGATGACCTGCACCGGATACCGGTTGTTGTTGACGTCGACCAGATAGGCGGCGCCGTTCCCCGTGGAGATCGAAATCGGGCGTGTCGCACTGATGTCGGCGCCCCCAGACGTGCCGATGGTGTACTGCTGCTTGCCGGGGACCAGCACGAACGACTGCTCGAGATTGGCGTAGCACGCATAGGGCGTGTTCGACCAGCGGTCAAGCATCTTGTTCATCCTCAACAGGCCGAGTTCCGCGTCCGCATCGGCGAGCGTCACCCCGGGGGCGTACACCTTCAGGCCCTGGAATGCATCCGTGATCAGCGAGAGCGCGGTATCGGCCATGATCTCCCCTTACGCGCGCGCGCCTCGGCCATTGCCGCCGCGTTTCGGAGTCGGAGCAGGAGCGGGCGTCGTTTTGACCTCTTCTTCCTCATCGAGATCGTCCTCGGTCGCCTCGACGGGGCGGTCCGACCAGCCGTCACCCAGGGAATCCTCTTCCTCTTTCGAGTGGACGATCAGCGGCAGATTGATCGGGTGATACTTCCACTTCGGGTACTCGTGATACTTGTACCCGTCGTCCGGCACCGATTCGAGTATCGCCTTTTCGTACTCGCGCTCGTCTCCCATGTTGGCCGGCCGATAGCCGCGCGCGGCATATTCCTTCTCTTGCGCCAGCGTGTACACGGTCACGTCCGGAAAGCGCTCGGCCTTGGTCATGACCGTATCGGGTGCAAACAGTCCCTTGCCGTTGCCAGGCTGCTGCCTGTACTCAGCCGGAGAGTGGTTCGGATGCTTCATGACGAGCGGGTATTTTTGATAGGTCATGATCACGCTCCTTGATTCGTGTCGGTCGGTGCTGCTGCTGTATCAGCCGCAGGCGCAGACTCCATTACCGTTGGCGCGGCAGTTTCGGGTCCAGCGGAAACCGCGTCAGGTTGAGCCGAGGAGACGGTAGACGGCGTTATCGGCAGCTCCGCTGGATTCGTTTCGGGCGTTGTGCCCGATTGTTCTGTCGTGACATCGGGTGCAGCAGGCACCGGATCGGCGGGCGCGGAAGGAGGAGACGACATTTCCGTCGACTCCGGAGCTGCTGCATTCGGTTGTGCGGGCTGTTCGACGAGAGACGCTGCGTCGTCAGGTGCAGCAGTGGTCATCGCCTGCACTGCGGCGAGTTGGGCTTGGCCGACGTCAGGCTGCAGTTGCGCCGCCTGAGCTTGCCATGAGGCCTGTACCATCGCAGCGATTCCGCCGAGCACGCCAGCTGCTTGCGTCTGTGCGGGCGCAACTTCCGGCGCTTCGACCTCGGCCTCCTTCATGATCGACAGCGGCGGGCTGATGTACTGCGGCTCGCCGGAATGCGTCGGGAACGCTGCTTCGAAGCGGTCCTTCAGCTCGTTGAGTTCCTTTCGAAGTGCCTTGTTCTCGTCGTGCAACTTCTCGATGAACCAGATCACGCCGCGGTGGAATGGCTCGAGCGCCGGACCGAAGTGCAGCTGGTTTTTGACACTCTCGAAAATTTCGCTCAGGCTTTTCATGTCGATCTCCTTCAATGAACGGTTTCGTCGGCCTTGCCCGGCGCATTGCCGATCTCGACCACGGTGACGGGCACCTGCCCTTGCGGCTGGTTCGCCATCAGGTGATGGAAGAAATTGCCCTCCCAGCGTTGGCGGCCGACGTGCTGGAAGGTCATGTCCGGGAAGACGTAGACCTGCTCACCCAACGATTTCCAGCGCCGGCAGAACGCGACGTCCTCGCCGATGAATTCGTGGTTTTCGATGACCGTCTTGAACAGCGCGTAGACCTTCTGCTCTCCGGTCATGTAGTAGTCCTCTGGGTACGCTGCGATCATCTTCTCGATCGCCTCGCGCTTGATGCGCATGAACGCAGCGCCGACCTGCTTGACCGAAATCAGGCCGTTGTCGATGGTGAAATTGCCTTCCTCGTCGGTCTCCGGAACAACGTGCCACTTGCCGTCACCCTCCCGACCGATCACCACGCCCGCGGCAACCGGTTTTTCACAGACGAGTAGCTGCATGACGTTCTCGACGTTCCATCCTTGGTCGTCGTCGATCATCAGCAGGTCGGTGCAATCGGTCTGCATGAACAGGTTCACGATATGGTCACGTGCATGGTCAATGAATGCGTCGCCGCCGATGTAGACCAGGTGCGCCTCGACCTGCTGGGCAGCGAGGTATGACATCGTCCGGACCATCGATTGCTGGTATTCGCAGCACGGCGTTCGGTTCAGGCTTGGGGTTGCAATCAAAACTTTCATGGTTCGTCTCCTTGGGTTGAGAAATGCCCCGGATTGCTCCGGGGCGGTAGCATTACGAACCGGCGATGGCGCCCAGCGAAACCAGAGCCGAGCGAATCTGGTTCGACAGGTTCACGCCGAGGGTCGTGATCGGACTGACCAACGTGTCGACGTAGTTGCCCGCCGTCGGCGTGGTCAGGTTGAACTGGCCGATGGTGTAGCTACCGGCGGCCGGCGTCAGCGAGTTCGCCGTCACGTTTGCCCAGGTCAGCGCCAGGGTATTGGTGGCGGAGATGCGCGCTTGGGTCAACGCCAACCCGGGGACCGACGACGGTGCCGACACGAGCACAGGCTGGCCAGACACCAACCCCGAGATGGTGAACGTCTGCTCGGCCGTGGAGTTGGCCGAGATCGCGGTCGGGGTCAGGGTGGCTGTCAGCTTCGTCATCGGCGCCGACGGTGCCGGGCGGAACACCGTCACGTCGTATACTTCCGACGCGGTCGGCGTGACCGTCGCAGCGGTCGGATTGACATAGCTCACAGCCAGGGTGTTGGCAGCCGAGACGCGATAGCCGCAGATGCCGATGCCGTTCTGCTGGGTCGGCTTGGAGACGCCAGAGATGATGTCGGTCGTCGCCAAGCCGGCAACCGTGAAGGTCTGCTCGGAAGTTGTGATCGTGGCGGTACCAGTGACGGTGCCGACGTTCACACCCATGTGCAGGACTTGCGAGGTGGCCAGCAGTGCATTCGCAGCGAAGACCTGGTAAGTCTCGGCCGCCGTTGGCGTGATGGTCGCCGCAGTGACATTGCAAAATTCCAGCGCCAGCGTGTTCTTCGCCGAGACACGGGCGTTACCAATCACCAAGCCAGTCTGCTGGGTCGGCTTGTTGACAGCAACGACCATGCCGACGTCGAGGCCGGTCACGGTGAAAGTCTGTTCCACCGTGGTGTTAGCTGCGACGGCCGCCGGCGACAGAGATGCCGACAACTGCAGGTTCGCCGGAATCGTGGTGACGATGTAGGCTTCGGATGCGGTCGGGGTCAACGTGCCTGCACTGGTGTTCACGAACGTCAACTTCACGGTGTTCGCTGCCGATACGCGGCCGGGGCAGTTCGCCAATCCGGACTGGCTCGTCGGTTTGTTGACGATCACCATGTCGGTCGACAGCACGCCAGTCACCGTGATGCTTTGCTCGGTGGCCGAGATGGTGGCAATGCCGGTGCCAGGCGACTGAGTCGACGTGTAGTGGCGAAGGTTGCCAGCGCCGGTCGATGCACCGGACTGCGGAAGTGCAGCCTGTCCCGCGGCGGACGGCTGCGGAACCGGTGTTGCACCGTACAGCGACACGAGATCGGAACTCGACTGACCCAACTCCGTACCTTGCGAGTTGGCATCCGAGACTTGGCGCGGGGCGGCATACACCTGTGCGGTGCTGCCGGATTGAGTTGCAATAGGCATTTTGATTTCTCCAATTCAGAAGAGGTTCAGGACACCAGTTCGCCCAGATGCGGCAGAGCCTGCGGATCGGCGTAGCGCTTCTCCTTGCCGAGCCTGATCATCGAGACCATGGAGGCGACGAACTCGTCGGCCGCCTCCTGCCTGACGCGCGGAAAGAAAGGAACGGCAACCAGCTTCCCGGTTGCTGTCTCGGTCGCCCACACCTGATACAGGGGCTCACGTTGCGTCTGGGTCGTCATGGCGGCTCCTTACTGGGTCAGGCGGCAGGCCAGTTCCGGATAGAACGTGGCGGTACCCCACATGACGTCGATACGCGTCGGCAGGACGTCGTTGTTGATGTCGTAGGCGCGGATGATGCGCATGCTGATGCCCTTGTACTGCTCCTGCGCCTTGAAATCGACGCCGTCAGGCATGACCAGCGGTACGGTCACCAGACCGAAGGCGTCTTTGCAGAAGCCCAGGTTCTTGATGTACGAGGTATTCGCGCTGCCGTTGACGATCGTGATCGCGGCGCCGTTTGCCGGAGCTGCATCCACGGTCTGGTAGGCGCCTGTGGTCGTGATGGGGGGGTAGATCGAAATCGTAGCCTGGCCGGACGAGTTCGAGTTCGCCGTGGCCGTCACCACGAAGTTGCGCAGCGAGCCGGTCGAGGTCAGCGATTCCGGGTTGACGGCGTTCACGCCTGCGATGGTGAACACGTCGCCGACGTTGAGCAGGCCGGTGACGCTGGCGGTCCAGCCGGACGTGACGATCGACGAGCCCGTCTGACCGCCGCCGAGCACCGTGCCGGAGCCACCAAGGGCGCCGACCTTCTGCGCCGGGACGTTCTGGTCTTCGTAGATCTCGAAATTTGCGATGTTCGGAGCAAATCCCTTGAAGGCTGGTTCGGCAACCGACTGGACATACACGGTCGAGATGTTGGCGACGAAGGTCCAGTAGGCCTTCGGCGACAGTACAAGGGTGCGGTCCTGTTGCGGTGCGGCTTCCTCATCGAGGCGCTGCGCGACGTTGGCGAGCGACGTGAAGCCGTTCGGTGCGGTGCCCGGGGTGCCGACTTCGTTGTACACGTTCGGCATGTTCGACATCACACCGATGTCGAGACGGTTGGCCAGCTTCTCCATCGCCGGCTTGAGGTAGCGATCGCGGAATTCCTCGATCACGAGCGTCAGGGCGGTCGTGGTGAACTGGAAGTCGACGTGCGACTGGTTGGTGATGGTGACCGAGGTGGACGGTTCGGCGATATCCTGGACCGACAGTGCTGCGCCTTCCGACACGGTGAACTTGTTCGGTTTGCGGATGGTCAGCGTGGTGCCGATCTTCGCGCCCATCTGGTCTTCGAATTGGCGATTGACTCGCCCTGCCATGACGATGTTGTTCGTCAGGATCACGAGACTTTCCTTCGTGATGATCGAAGGCGTCAGTAGCGTGTTGCTGGACATGGTTCATTCCTTCTCGTTTCGGCAGGGCGCCATGGCATGGCCTGCTCCTGCCCGGTTAAAGAATCCGCACCCTGCCGGTTCGTTGGCCGGATGCTTTTGCCCGACTTTCCTGTTCCGCGGCGTATTCCTCGGTCGTCATTTCCTCTGGGGTCTTGCGATGCGGGCTCTGGCGATTACCCACGGGGCGGACCGGTTCGGCGGCTTTGGACGGCTTCGGCTTGCGCGCGACACGCAACTCGGCTTGCAACTCGCCGAGGCGCATCAGGACTTGCGTCGGGTGCATTTGGTTGAGGGATGCCGCTTCCTCGGGGTGATTGGCGATGTGGTAGAGCAGATGCGGCGAGTCGGTGGCCTGCTCGATGGCGAAGAACACGTCATTACGCAGAGTCAGGCTCTCGTTGTTCGTGACCTTCTCGTCGTAATCCGGGTACTCCGGCTTCGCTTCGGCTACCTTCTTCTGGAAGTTGCTGTGCAGTTCCTGCACGGCCTTCTGGATCTGCGCCTGCTGCGCTTCCTTGGCCTTTTCACGGGCTTCGGCGGCGCGCGCCTCGGCTGCTTCACGAGCAGACTTTTCGGCCTTGCGAACCTCCGCGCGAGCCGTGTGTGCTGCCAAAGCAGCCGCGTACTCGTCCGGATCTTCGAAGTCCATGCGGTTCGGCTTCGGATCGTCAGCCTCTTCCGGCACCTTCGGGATGGCGTTCTGCGCGCGCTCGGCTTCGAGACGCAGGCGTTCCGCTTCCTGGCGTGCTTGTTCGGCCTCACGTCGAGCTGCTTCCGCTTCTGCTTTGGCCTGTTCAGCGGCAGCCAGAGCGGCTTTCTTCTCGGCGGTCAGCTCGGAAAAGCGCTTGTTGATGCCTTTCTTGCTACCCTTCGGTTGCTGTTCCTCGTCGGTCTCATCCTCGGTCGCTGATTCCGTGGTGGTCTTGCCGTCAACGTCGTCCTCGTCTGTGGCCGCGGCGGCTTGATCGTCGTTCTGATCTTCCGTGGCAGCGGCAGGCGGGGTCGCATCGGCAGCGGCAGCAGTTGCCTGAGCCGGCTTTTCACCGCGCATCTCGGCCATGCGCATCGCGGCGTATTCCTCCATCGAGGGTTCTGCCGGCGTGTTCGTGGTCTGCGATGTCGTGGTGTCGTTGGTCGTGGTCATGATTGGTCCTCAATCGGGGGATGTACCCGGTGAACTGCCCACCGGTAGGGATTGCAGTGCACCGGTCGAGCCGGAACCCTGTTGCAATGCTTTTTGGATGTCGGAGATGGCTTTGGCAAGTTCGCCGATCTGGCGGCCGACCGTTCCCTGGAACGTCGACTCGCGCTTCTGCGCGATCTTCTCCATCTCGATGGCCACCTTGGCGGCAAGATCCTGGTCGTGCTGCCGGCGGTCTTCGGCCATGGCGCGCAACGACTCCATGAGGTCGGCCTGCGTCTTCTCGTGCTTGGCCGCATAGGTGGAATCGATCTGCTTGACGATGACTTCGCGATCTTTCGTGCGGTCCTGCGCTTCCTTGGCGGCGGCCACGAGCTGCTGCTGCATCTGCTGCACCTGGGCCTGTAGGTTCTGGATAAGCGCCTGCACTTGCGGCGACATGTCGGAGCGATCGGGAGTGAGAAGGCGCGGATCGAGCGCCTTGGCCAAGCGGGATGCGATCTGCTCGGCGCCCTCCCAGTCCGAAAACTTGGCGACCAGGTCCATGATCAGCGGAGCCGCGTTCGGCACCACCCTCATAAAGTCCATGATCGATTCCTGCGCCTCGACCCGCTTTGTCGCGTACGACGGGCCGATGCTGGCGGTCACGCGATAGCGGCCGATCTTCGGGTTGAACAGTTTCAGCTTGCCGCGATTGCCGTCGGGCATATTGGCCTGCACCTCGGCGTGTGCCTGCTGCATGTCCGGCCGGATCATGACCGGCTCTTCGGTGCCGTCCTCATCCACGATCGCGACCATGCGGCGCGTGTCGTAGACGTACGGGATCAGGTCTACCAGCACGATGCCGGTGTTCTTCAGCGCGCGGCCGAAGTTGTCGATGTAGTGGTAGGCACCGAGGTTCGCGTTCTGGTTGAGCTCGCGGATCGCGCGACCGCTCTCGTCCTTCATGCGCTCGGACATCGTGGCGTCGAAGCGGATGCCGGTGACGGCCTTCAACGCCTCGACGGTCCCCTCGCGCGCCGCAAGGATCGCGGCCGGCGGACCCTTGAATTCCTGGCGCTGCGGCGGCGGGGCTGGCGTGCCGTCCAGGTTCACGCCTTTGTACAGCAGGTACGAATAACTCTTGCGGTTAGCCTGCTGCCATTTCGCCTCGTGACCCTCGATCTGACCCTCTTCCATGATCCAAGGGGCTTTGGGCTGCAAAGCTACGTTCTCAGCCTCAAGGGTCGTGTAGTAGTTCAGCATGCGCTGCGGGCTCTTAGCGTCCCGAACGATGCCCTTCTTGACGAGCTTGCCGTTGATGTTCAGAACGGTGCCGTCACATTCGATGATGGGAACGTAGTTACCGTCACAGTCGCGGCGCTCCAGCACCTCGATCGCGGTCATCTTGGCCCACTTGAGCTGCTTGACCTGGACGGTGCGGCGGGCCTCTACCTTGAGCCGACCGGAATCGACGTCGGCGGCGATGGTCGGGTCGAGGTCGTCCTCCCACCCCTGCCAGCCGTTGTCGAGCATGATGCGTTCGCGCTCTGTGTGGTCGAAGTAGTAGTACTCGGCCACGCGGATCTCGCGCTCGTTCATCCAGTCGCCGTCCTTGTCGCCGGTACCGCCTTCACCCCATGGCGTCAGCTGAGCGTCCGGATACTCGCGCTGGAACTCTTCCCTCGGGATCATCTCGGAAATGAATCCCCAGCCGGCGTCGAGCATGAACGGCGTGCGCGATGGGTCGAGGTAGACGTTGAACGGGTTGGGGATCGGGCGAATCACGATCACCTTGTTGAAGGACTCGTCGGACTCGTACTCGGTGACGATCCGCCAGTATCCCCATCCGTTGTGCACCGCAGACTGGAAGCCGGTGTCGTAGGCGGTGTCAGCGCTGCTGTCGCGCTCGATCGCGCGAATCATGCCGCGCAGGATTTTCGCGTCCTTCTTCGACGCCTTATCGCCCAGCGGCGAGATGTTGATGCTCGGCCTGTTCTGCCGCTGGTCGTTGATGATCTGGTTGGCGAACGTCGGGATGCGGTTCTCGGTCAGGCACGGCCGCCCATCTGCCGCCCTGGCACCGGCGTCGGCCTCCGACCACTGGTCACCGTTGACGAACTTCAGGTCCTCGACGGCATCGGTGCGGTTCTTCGACTCGACGGTCAGCGCAGCCTTGAAGCGCTTCTTCGCGGCGTCGATCAGGTCCGCATCCTTGGCCAAGTTCTTGTCGTCCTTGCCGAGCAGGTCGCCGCGCTCGTCGTCCTTGGCGGGCGACAGATCCTTCGGCGGCAGCTTGTTCATGCCGCTCGTGATGCGGGGCATGTCGACGCCCTTCTTCTTCGACATGCGGCGTTGATCACTGCTGTTGTTCGCGAGAGGCACGGTCAGGCCTCCGAAAGCGAAAGCGCCGCCTGCCCAATAAAGGGAAGCGGCGCGTCAACAGCATTGAACGCTTGTGTATTCATTTCCTGCGGCCGTTGCAGCTCTAGGGGAATTAGCACGTCATCCCGACGTGGTGAGCCGATTGTATTGCCGAAAAGCTGCGGAATTAGGAATGTTTAGTTGCGCTAAACATGAAAAAAAGAACCCGGCACTCAGGCCGGGCAAATTCGTCTCCGGAGGAGTGGAGACGCAGGGAGCTCTGTCAGTTGTTGCCGCGTTCGCTATCGGTTCCGTGGCGACGGCGCTCCTGGCGTTCGGCTTCCTCGAGCTCCCAGCCGAGCTCGCGGCGGATCTGCTTCGGGTCGATCGGCTCGTGGGTCTTCGCGTCGTCGCGCAGCCGGCGGCGCTGGTCCTTCGATGGCTTCGGCTGCTTGAGCATCACGCCACCTCGCCAGGTTCGTGCCCGGCTTCGATCGCGTCCTGGATCTTGAGCAGCGCTTCCTCGCGCCGGTCGCGGTAGCCCTTGCCGGCCTCCACAATCATCCAGTGTTCGCGAGCGTGATCGTCGAAGCCTGACAGACGCGACACCTCGGCGTCGTGAGACACCGACCAGTACACGCGCTCGTGCCAGTGGTGCATGCTGGGCATGATCTACTTCTTCACCACCCGCTGCAGCGCTGCCAGCTGCGACTTCGCTTCGGCCTGTGCGGCTTTCACGCGCGACGGGTCTGACTGGATCTCAGCAGCGCTCTTGAGCGTGCGCAGATCGTCCTGAGCGCGCCACTTTGCCTCCTGCGCCTTCGACGGGCCGCTCAGCACCGGCTGGGAGGCGTAGTTCGTCGCGGCGCGCTGGCCACGCTTCGGAAGTGGTTTCTTCGTTGCCATGATGGCTCCTTTCAAGTGGTATTACCGCATGCCTCTAAAAACACGGCATTTCTGCACATTTTTTGAGCACCGGTATTAACAGTGCGTTATCAATTGGCCATGAATGATGTGCGGCCGGTGACGGCTTGGCCGCCCTTCGGCGGGATCTTCTTCTCCTTGACGATGCCGGCGAAGAGTTCCGTCAGCACCCAGATCCATGCATCTGCCCTGTTCGGTGACTTCGGGCCGGTGTAACCAGCCGTCGAGAACGAGCACAGTTCTTCCTCCAACTTCTGGTGATAGCCGACGTGCCTCACCTTGCCCTGCGCGTACAGCGCCGAGAATGGTTCAGCGCGAACCACCTTGCCGCGGCTGGCGTTGACCATCTTGAAGTTCGTCCGCGGGCGCTGTGTCTGGATCACGTACTCCACCATGGCACCGCCGAAGTTCGTCTCACCGACCATGACGTCTGCTTCGTGTCGATCGTACGACTGCGCCGCCACACTACCCCAGGTAGCCGGGCCGGCCTTTACCGTGGCGTCTTCGAACAGGTAGGCATTTCCATCCGTGCCCAGGCCGCCAGCGACAATGCCGATCTCGTCGTTGTCCGCGTTGTTGATATCGCCTGAGCCGCTCGGGTCCACGCCGATCACGACGCGCACCATGTCCGGCAGCTCGCCGTGCGTGTGCCGCCACTTCTCGATAGTCACGTCATCGAACAGCGCGTTTGGCGTCGCCTCGGCCGCCTCGCCATGCTTGAATCGACGGCGCATGGCAGCACTCATGCCTTCCAGCGTATCGAGGTAGCTCTCGCTGATGTTCTCGAGGTTGTCTTCCGGATTGATCTTGAAGTGCACGTAGTCTTGCGGATTCGACAGCGGCTTGCCAGAGTCAGGGTCGACGCCCTGATGGAATATCTTGTAGACCCAGTGCGCCTTGGTGCTCGGGTTCCAGTCGTAGAACATGCGAGGCTTGAGCGGCTTCTCGGCGCGGCCGGGCAATTGCTGGAGCGCCTTTTGCGCCAGGCGCGTCACCACCATCTGCTGCGAGTTGTACGGGATCTGCGAGCACTCGTTTAGGTAGATCGTCGCGAACTCCATGCCGAGAATCTTCTCGGTGCGCTCCTTGTCGTCCAGTCCGCCGAAGTAGATCTGCGACTCGTTCTCGAACGAGAGAAACCAGTCGGTCTTGTTCAGTTCGTACTCCACGCCCGGGAAGGCAAGCTTCATGACCTTCGGCAGCGTGTCCAGGATGATCGACTGCTTGATGTGGTTGAACCGGAAGCGCAGCATGGCGTGCCGGCTGGCTGGCGCCTTCAGGCCGCGCATGACCGTGTTCCGGACGTGCAGGAATGTCTTGCCGCTGCGCCCGCCGCCCTCAAGCAGGATGTGCGTGGCGAGACCAGAGATGATCTTCTGCGCGTCTTCCTGTTTGGGCGTCAGGTGGAATGTCATAGATCCTCATCCGTCGACGAGACCTGCAGGATGACCGGCTGCTTCTGCTTGTTGTCCTTCTCATAGGCACCGTGGAACTTCATGGCCATGTCCAGCGCGCCCTTCTTGTCCCACTGCTTGACCTTGCGCGTCATACCGATCACGACACCGTCGGTACCGATCTCGTCAACCTCGACGCTGGCAATGGTCGCGGCCGTATCGTCGTCCAGCTCGTGGATCTGCTTCAGGCTGCCGTCTTCCTTGAAGAGCTTGCGCGGGTCGGCGTAGGCCAGGCGCGCGATTTCCTTCAGGGTGCGCTCAAGGGTCAGGCCACACTGTTCCTCGACCTTCTTCGCCGCAGCTTGAATGATTGCTTGCACATCAACATGCTTCAACAGGCGGCAACCGGCCGAATATGCAGTCTTTTCGGAGAAGCCAGCGGCGATTGCGGCCTGAGTTGCATTACTGCCATTGGACAGGTAAGCGGTTGCGAACAACTTGCGGCGCTGGGCGGCCGACTCCTTCGAGCTGCTGTTCTTCGTCTTCTTGGCTGGCTTCTTGGTAGCCATGGCTCATGCCGCAGGCTGTGCGGCTCCGGATTCGAGGGACTGGAAATGCTCCAGTGCAGCGGAGCGGTTGGCTTCAAGGGCCGCGTCGAGCGACCCATATTTGGTCTCAACGACATCTTGTTTCATGGCCTGTTCATAGCTCTGCTGCTTACCGCCGATGACCGTCGACCAGCGCAGCCGCAACAGATCGTTGTGGAAGTCATGCAGCGCGTATTCGAGCATGCCGTCAGGCCGACGGGCTTCGAGCGCCCCGATGGGGAATGTGAGAGTGGATGCGTCCACGGCGGTCTCCCTGATCACTCATGTAAAAACGCCCCGAACTCGCCGGGGCGCTGGTGCTCTTCTTCGTGCCGCCGGATTACTTCAGGACTTTGCCGCCCGGCTTGCGGTGCAGGCCGTGCTTGTCCTCGGGGGCCGAGGTCTTGATCGGGTACTTGCCGCCGCCGTTCGGGCGCGAGCCGGAACCGGTGCCTGGCTTGATCACGCTCGACTGCTTCTGATTCGACGATTTCTTCATGATTTCCTCGCGAGAAAAATGGAATACACGCACTTGCGCTAGTGCCGAGGTTATGTTATTCGACGATTCACGTGAAACACGGAAAGTTTAGTAGCGCTAAACATCAGTACCGATTGAAACCAGAGTTGCGCCACTGCTCAACAATGGGAGACGGCATGCCTTGATACCAGGATGTTGAAGCCTGAGGCCTCGGGTCAGCCTGATACTTGTACGTTTCCAGCAACTTGATCATCTCCGCGTGATGCTCCACAACCTCGTCGGCCTTGGCGATCGCGTCCTCGTGCTGCCGGATCGCGCCTTCGATCATGTCGAGCACGATGCTGTCCTCACCACACGTCAGGCGAGCCAGCGCGCGGCGCTTGCGGTCGATCTTCTTCTCGTGATCCTGCTTAGACTTCTCGACCGCCTGCCGGGCTTGGTCAATCTGCTGAATGGCGCTTGCGATCAGGTCCGTGTGATCGACGTCTTGGACATCGATCAGCGCGAGCAGTAGGCCGGCGACCTCGGAAATGATCTGCTGTCGCTTGTCCGGTGCTGGATCAGTCTGCCCGGTGGCGTCATATCGCTCCCGGCGCTCCGGATCACTGAGCACGTCGAACGCCTTCTGGACAGCGAGGAAACGCTCCTGCGAACCGCCTTCCTTGTCGGGATGCGCGGCCTGCGCCTTCTTGCGGTAGGCGGCCTTGATTACGGCGGCGCCGGCGTCCTTGGCCACGCCGAGAATGTCGTACAGGCTCATGATGGGATGTTTCCGTCAGGGTCTTTCGGGCGCAGGCGCTCGACGATCTTCTTCTGCCGTGCGGTCAGCACTTGCATGTGCTCCCCGTCAGGGATGCGCGCGGCGAGGCGGCACTGGTAATCCTCGAACGCCTCGTCCTGGTTCATCGGCAGGGCCTGCTGCATGCCGTGTCGGGCCCAGCCAGCTGGCGTCTTCCACCATGGAGCCGGGCGCTTGGCGGGCGTGGCTGATTTCGGTACCGGCGGTTCGCGCAACTCGACAGGCTTCACTTCGGCTACGACAGCTGCCTCACCGGTGACGGCAGCCTTCAGGTATTGTTCTTCAAACACCTTAATTGCTTCTCGGGTGATCTGCGAAGCCTTTCCCTTCTTCCGCCTTGCGCCTTCGGCACCGTGCGCCTTGGCCTGCGCGCTGAACTGATTGCGCTTAACCATCCTGCTCGAGAACATGCGGCCTTGATCGTCGACGTCGAAGATACCGGCTTCGCCGAGCTCCTTGATCCACTTCCGGATGCTGGCCACCGGCTCGCCGACCATGCGCGACAGCTTCGAATCGTCGATGGGCTGGCCGTTGACCGTCAGGTATCCGCGTTCGGCGTGCATGATCGCCAGCAGGTCGACCCACAGGCCGCGCGCGGCAGGCGAGCAACCGCGGAGTGCTCGGTTCGTAAACCAGAAGTCCGGGTCAAAGTCGAAGGCCTTGCTCATGATTTCGACCCGTCCATGGCGCGCTTGATGAGGCTAGTGGCGAGCTGAGATGGCTCGGCCCTGCGCCCGTTCACGTTCTGCGATTGCGGCGGGATCGGCTCAGGCATGGGCAGCCCCTGATCGATGCGCACCTGGTCCAGCGCCTGGATCGCGGCGGCAAGAAATTCGCCCATGTTCGGCCGCGCCATGGCCAAACGGATCATCTTGTCGAGGTTGTACAGCGCTTCGAGCTCGAGCGCGGACACGAACGTTTGAGTGTATTCAGGCATGATCACTCCCTTCCGCCGGCTTGGAATCGATCACACCGAGCACCGAATCCTCATGCATGGCAATCAGAGTCTCGCCGTCGATCTTGAATTCCTGATAACCGTTCCGGCTGAAGATCACGATGTCACCGACCCGCACGGACATCGGGATGCGCGTGAACTCGCCGTCCTCGTCTTCCAGCGCCTGCCCGGCTTCCTGCCACTTCTGCAGGCTGAAGCCGCGCGCGCCATAGTTCACGTTCGGCATCGCGTGATACGCATCAACCAGGCCGCGCAGTGCATCGACCACGCGCTTGCCGGCGCCAGACAGCTTCACCGGCTTGCCGGGGCCGATGGCAACCACCTCACCGCGCCACGGCGTTTCGTTGCTCTCCTCGATCGCCGGCAGCTGGAATCCCCACGAGGTTGTCGGCGCCTCGTTCGTGATGCGGCGGATCAGCACTAGGTCGGATGTCAGTTTGATATTCATGTCTTCCTTTTCTTGCCAAAGATGTTTTCGGAATGGAGTTTCTTGACCTTCGGCGCCTGACCGGCGGCATGTGCAATCTTGGCCGCAGCCTCCCGGCCGACGAACTCGCCGCCAGTGGTCACGAACCCGCGCTTGCCCTTGCCGGTGCCGACCGTCGCATGCGCATGCTTGGCCACGTTGATGTGGTGCGCCGGCGGTGGCTTCGTTACCACCCCGGCCGGCCCCTTGATCGCTGCGGACTTGATGCGCTTCACGGCATCTCTCCGAGCGCCTTCTCGTAGGCGTCCCAGTGCACGCCAAGGTGACTTGCGATCTGCCGCTCGATGTGCAGGGCACGCTGGTGGGCAGTGTGATACGGTGCGCGCGGATCGTCGCCGGGCTCGGCATCCAGTGCGTGCTTGCCCTCTGCGCGCTCCTTCTCGAACTGCTTGTCGAACACGTCGACCATCTCCTGCGTGATGCCGGCGCGATCGCACAGGTGGTGCTCGATCATCTCGTGCATCAGCACGAGAAACTCGTAATCCGCATTGCCCATGTCGGACACGCGGTACAGCCGGCTGCCGTCCTGATTCACAAGCCAGTCGCCGACCGTCGGGTACCGATGCATAGAATGCGGGATGACTACTGCTTCAATTTTCGGAAGTGCCATCTCTTTCTCCTCGGTCAATGAGTATCGTCTTCGCCGTACCAGCTTTCGGTGCCGGTCGTCGTCGCGATGAACGCCCCGGCCGCGAATGCGGCAAGGCCGACCACCGTGAAAATGAGCACCACCAACACGAAAAACTCTCCGGGCGACAGGTGCCCCAGTGCGTCGAGCATTTTCTCGATCATGCTTTCCTCCATCCTTCAATGCCTGCCCATTCGCGCAGCGTCTGAATGCTGTGCCCGAACACGTCATGCATGCGCAGCAACAAGCCCGCGCCGATCTTCAACCGTTTGTGCCGGATATGGCTGATCATCGCGCGCTTCACTTGCAACTTCTTCGCAAGTTCCGCGTCCGTCGACAGATCCGCTTTCTCCATCAGCATGTCGAGCAGATGATCCGGGCGATACTCACACGTCATGCAAGCCTCGCCATGCATTTCAGCCCCGCCATGGCCTTGAGTTCCCGGATGCTGATGCCGGACTCTTCGTGCATGCAGATCAGCATCGTTGCGCCCAGCATCAAGCGGCGATTGCGGATCTTGCTGATGATGATCGGACTAACCTCGAGCGCGCGCGCCAAGGCAGCATCGTTCTTCAGGCCCATGCGACTGATCAGCGCGTCGATCACGACGTTCGGGCTGTATCCCGAGTGGCTGAGCAGTGGATTGCGGGATTTCGTCATGATCAGCGTCCTTTCTGTTTCCATCCGAGTTCTATCGGCTTTGCTTCGAGAATGCGTTTCTTGAAGGCGTAGGCGTGGCCGCCTTTGCGCGGACCGGTCTCGCTCTTCTGGTGGTTGAGCGGGCCGAATTGGGCCAGGTGGCCGGGCTTGGTGGCGGGAATTTTGTTCATTTCGCGCCACCTATTACGCCGCATGCAAATCTCTCGCGAGTCCGCGCGGCGCCCGCTGGAAATCGGAAAACTGCATTGAATTTCGGTCGAACCACAGCTTTGCCTGGCCCTCCCACCCATCGCAGGTATTGCGCTGCTTGTCGCAAATGATCAAGGCGTCCGGTGCGGTCTCGTCACACGATCCGTTCTTGTCGCGCTCGCGCTCCTTCTTCTTGTTCCGCCAGACGAGCAAGACGTTGTCGACAAGATTGGAGACGTCGGCCGTTCCCGAGATGTCGTAACGGTTCGGGCGCCGCTCGTCTGAGTCGCCTTTCTTGAGGTGCGCGACGACATGGATGTGAATGCCGAGGTCACGCGCGACGGTTGTCAGCCGGTCGATGAAGTCCTTCTGGCCGTCGTAATTCTCGGTGCCGCGCACGCACTTCATGAGGCTGTCGATCGCCATATGCTGCACCTTGAGCTTTTCGGCGCAATAGCGGATCACAGCGATGACGCGATCGGGGTGTACGGTGCCCTGCTGGTCGTACAGCCACATCGTCTGCAACTGCTTGAGGATCAGTTCAACCTGGGCTTTGTTCGGTACCGCGAAGCCGGACATTTGCCGACAGATGCGGCCGAGCGTTTTCCGCGGCTTCATCTCGAAGCTGGCGATGCAGACCCGCTGGCCCTCGGCGGCGAACTTCGCCAGCACCTGGCCTTGCAGCATGGATTTTCCCGAACCGTTGAAGCCAGCCCAGATCGTGACCTCGCCCGGGGCGCATTCGACCCAGAAATTCGCGAAAGGAATTTTCGGGTACTTCGGACCTTCGATGACCGGCGAAAGATCATGCAGGATCTCGCCAAGGTATTCGGACGCCGGCCGCACCTTCGTCTGTGCGTCGGTCTCCTGCTCGTATTCGGTGAAATCGATATCGTCAGGCTGCAGGATTTGCATGGGCTTGCCACTCCCCTTGTGAAAAAATCAAAATCATTCCGTCGTCCAGCGAGCACGCGAACAGTCGCGAGACGCCCGCCTCGGCGATTTGCTCGACGGCTTTGCTAATGTCGTCGCTGAACGTCGGCACCGTCACATGCACAGTGCAGCCGGCCACAAACCGCCAATCAATCGGCCCTCCAACCTCCCAGTCCTCGACGTACACGGTCGGGAAAAGGTTGAGACTGAGCGCCTGTTCCGGCTCGTCAAACCGGCACGTCACGACCGGCAGCGAAAGCCCAAGGTCGATGAAAATCGCGGCTGGCTTGAGCCCGTCGCGGCGTGCCTGCACCACCTGTCGATGTCCGATCATCGTCATTGCTCCCACACCGGAACTTCGCCGGCAGCACCATCACGCGGCCACTTGGCCTTGAACCCGCCCCAGCCCTTCACGCAGCACAGCTTCAACGCCTCATTCAGCGGCAGGCCGGACTTCTCGACCTCGGCAACCACGTCTTCCAAGGCAGTCTGCGTAGGCGCGAGCCGCTTCTCCTTTCGAACCTTCAGCCAGTCGGCAGCAATCCGCCGATCCGCACCAGCCTTTAGCAAAAAATCAATGGCGGAAAATTTCGGCGCGGACGAAGTCTGCGCAGAAGGTTTTTCAATATGGTGCTTGGTGTTTGGTGTCTGGGTAGCCGTGTTGTCTGGCGTGACAGGTGGCGTGACAGGCTGTGACGTCACTGTGACAGGTGCGTGACCGTTATGACCTGTCACAGTGACAGGTGCGCTATTGATCATGTCCCGCAATGCGCTGGTCGGCGTGTCCCATTTCGGAACAATCCCTCTTTCGCGAAGCTGCTCGAACAGTGACTTCCTCTCTTCACGATGACGGCGCTGGCGTTCCTGCTCGTTGGCCTTGGCGGCCTCACTCTCCTGCACCTTCTCGCGATACCGCTCTATCTCCGCATCGCAGCGCTTGTTGTGCCAGCCGTCTTCCTGCAACTCAAAAAATTCCTTCAGGACGGATTCGACGGCTTCCTTCTCTTCCTTCGTGCGGGCGGCAACCAGGCGCTGCACGGATTTCAATTCAACGGGAAGCGGCTTTTCCTGCGCGTAGTACTTGCGAATCAATCGGCTGTATGCGGCGTCCTCAACGAACGAAAGATGTGCCGTTGCTTCCGCATAGTCCCCGATGTGATGTTCGAAATAGTTCATCTTCTTCTGGTCTGCGATTCTCAGATCACGCCATCGAGCGGCATGAACAGCCGGCGCTGGCGCTGCAGTTCTTTCAACTTCCCGACGTAAAGCGCCTTGATCGCCTTCAGTTCTTCGATCGTCCACTTCTTTGCGGTCTGGTCGGCTTCGAGTTCCTGGACGGCGAAAAAGCCGATCCTCTTGATCAATCCGATTCGGTAATCGACGGCACGGCCGCCGCCGTACTGGTTGCACTGCTTGCGCTGGGCATGGCAGTTTCGCTCGTCAAAGCGGAGATGCGGCGCCGAGCCGACCGATCGATAGTGGCCGGCATCGTACGATCCGCCGCGGGAATAGGTGCCCATGTCCAGAGGAAGGCCGCAGCAGATGCACGGATTGTCGGCATCGCGCGCGCGGATGTAGGCATTGAAAGCCTTCTGCGCCTCCTTCATCCAGTCAGAGCGCGTCTTCATGGATTCGAGCTTGGCGCGATCCTTCTGGCGCTCCTGATGGGCTTCCTTGGCCTTCTTCGCCGCCAGCTTGGCCTGAGCAATCAGCACGCCGTGTTCGATCGAGCACCACTGCTGCTTCGGGTCGAGCGTTTCGTAGGCCACGCCGCAGCCCTTGAGCTTGCAGCGGCCCTTCCGAAGTTTTGGAGTCATGGGCGACCTCTTCATCGGCTTCGTTGGCGCGCTCAGGGTGCTGTTCCAGGCTTTCATTTCGCCCCCGCTTCCTGAATAGCAAGTTCGCGCCAGCCGTCCTTCAGGTGGCCGAAATCACGCGGTTCAGTCACCGACGCCTCAACGCCGCAGATGCCGCATGTGCCGGTATGCCAGCAAGCCACGCGGTTGAGCATGCGGCGGCCGTAGCGAGCGCCGCAGGACGAGCAGATCCAATCCGGGTAATAGTCGGGAGAGTCATTGCCGGCGAAGAGCGTGCTGTAGTTCATGCCTTCCTCCACGCGAAGGAAAGCGGCCGATCCATCACCCATAGGTGCCGCATGTTCGCCACGTTCACGACGTCACGATCAGCCGGATAGATCTCAACGGCATCCAGATGGCCACGGCCGCATTCACGTTTCAAGCGCTGCAGTTCTTCCCATGTGATGTCTTCTTTCCAGCGCCCTGAGCTGGCATCGATCGACGTGCGGCAGACCGACAGGCGGGTCATGTCAGCAGCCTCAGCAAATACCTGCACCAGAAAACCACGCGAGCGCCATACCTCGGTCAAGTTGTCGGGATGCGACGGCCAACGGTCTTTCGGAACGCGCTCAAGGACAAGCGAAATTTTGGCGTTTTCGCGCTCCAAGGCGCGGCGCTGTTCGCGTGTGGTGATGATGCTCATGCCGCCCTCGCCTCTTTCGGATCAGACCAGACGACGCCATGCTGGGCGCCGAAGGCGTATATGAGTTCCAGGAGCTCGCAGAACAGGCTCTTCGGCATCGTGCTCGTGCGCATGCCGCAGACCACGAATCCGCCGTCGATGCCGGGCACGACCTTCTGGCGCTTCAGGGCAGCCGTGAAGACGTCCTTCCATTCCTCGTCGGTCAGCTTCTGGCCGTACCATTCGACTTGACGCGAAACGTCCTGCAGCATCGGCCAGAGCTTGCTGTTCTGCTCGAGCGTGCGTGTTTCCTCGGCGAACTTCACGATCCAGCCGTCAGGCGCATTCATGCATTGCTGCGCGGCGCGGCGCCGGGCTTCCTGATGGACGAGGCGGAAGTACTTTTGTGGCATCTCAACCCTCGCGCCCGTGGAATTGACGCACCGCAGAATCGCCTTGGCGGCTGCCGGGCATCATGCGAATGTGGGCAGGGATATTGCCTGCGCTGGAGGTCGAAGAAATCATGGTGCGTACGGAACCCATGTCATGACCGCAAGGCCGGTGTCCTTGTTGGCGACCGGCGCGCCGTGCTTGTCGATCTTTACGCCGCGCGTCATGACCTTCGGCTGCCGGATGCAATTCGATTTGAGCCCGACACGGATCCAGTCCTCGCAGAACTGCGGCGCGTCGAATGCTGGGGAGATTTGCTTTAGTTTCGCCCCCCCCTCGAACAGCTCTTTGGCTGCCTGCTCGACGCGTTCGGCGAACTCTTCTTGCGTCAGCGTCCGCTTTTCTTTCGCGTCATAGGATTCAACGTTCTTTTCGGCGAGCGCCTTGCATTGAGCATAGGAGATGCCGAACACACAGAAGGCAGTCATATCAACCTCACTGAATGCTGAAATTGTTCTTGATGACTGCCTCGACCTTCGCCGCAGCCCACGCGAAATCCGCCTGCGACGGCACGCGCTCGACGTCATCGACGTGCACTTGAAACATCTCTCCAAAGCGCGGCATCATCCAGTAGCCGAGCACGCGGTCCTTGCCATCTCGCTTCCATGTGATGGCCTTCACCACAGTGCAGAGACCGTGCGGTGTCATGGCTTCGTTGCCGGGCTGAAGAGTGCCGATCACGCCGCCTCCTGCCGTTCAGCCGCCTGCAGCCGCGCAATCTCAGCCTGCCAGTCCTTCCCGGCCGGCGATGTCGGAGGATTGAACGGGCACTCCGTGATACCGTGCGCGAAGTCGCGGCGCGCGCGGTCAATCACGTATTCCTTAGAAACCGCCTGGATGTTCACGATCTGGTCGCCCATGGTCAATTCCAGTTCGTTGCCATTGGAATGAACGTCATCGGCTTGCGGCCATCGTTCGGGCGCCGCGCTTCACGCATCGCGTTGATGTACTTCTGCGATAGTGGCTTGAAGGTGTCGATGGGCGGTACTTCGGGAGTGCGTGCTTCCAGTGCGTCTTTCGTCGACACGTTGTTCATGTGTTCGCGCGCAGCCTGGGTCAGACCAATTGCGCCGTCCTCGCGGCGATATACCGACTCGCCTTCAATAAGTCGCGCGATGGCGACCTGTGCGCCGTCCGAGGTAAATCCGAGATTCACCATGCGGGTAACGAGTTCCGCCGGCGGCAACGCCTTTTTCTTCGACGTGCGCAGGTATTTCAGGATGGCGAAGCCAATCGAATCTTTTTTCGGAATACGCATTTACCGCTCCCCTATTTGAATAACGCGCCGGCAATGAGGCCAGCAATGAATCCCATCAGCGCGACGAAATACAGCCTGAATCGATGCTCGGCAGCGGGCCGGTAATCGATCTCGGCGTCCTCGTCCACGATCAGTGCGTCTGCGGCTTCAGGTGCCAGCCGAGTTGCCTGCGGATTTCCTCGGGAGGCTCCGGAGGCAACTGGCGCTTCAGCTGGTGCTCCATGTAATGCCGCACATGTTCCTTCGTCGGCTTCGTGGTCGTGGATGGTGATTTCATGTTGTTCTCCCTTGTGACAGATCAGGCTGTTCTCAGTTTGGAAAAAAGCCGCAACTCAATTTCCCGCTCCTCTTCCATCTTCGCGATGCGCTCTTTGAGCTCTCGGTTCTCGCGCTCGACTTCGGTTTCAATACGGCGGAGACTGCGCGGGTCGTAGCCGCGTTTGAGGATCCAGTAAAAGAGCCACGCCTCGGAGCCGCAGGCATCCATCAGGTCGTTTGTATGGTTCTCGGAGAGCCGAGCCATGCCGGTCTGCGCCTTCGAAAGCACGGCGTTATCGACGCCAATCTCAAGCGCGATCGTCTTGTCCTGCATGCCGCTGTGCTTGAGCATGTCGGCAATGACCTTTGCCTCACTCGTCCACACCTCCCAGTCCGCCTCGGTGAATTTCTTCAGCGGGCGGCGCACCCGAAGGTCCAGTTCTTTGTGTTGTTCAAGGACGTTCATTTATTCGCAACCGAATTGACTGTGTTTGAAGGTCGTTTCCGAACGAAAATTTTTTGCAACAAGGCAAAATTTTTTAGGGAGGGGGCGTGCTATGGGGATCGTCGGTCTTGCGGCGGCGCTTGGAGGTGTCTGCAAGTTCAGGCCAGATGTCCTCCCAATCATTGGGGCGGAGTTCTTGCCGAGAAACACCAGTCGTCTTTTCGATCTGCAGGCAGTAGCGAACTGGTACCGGGCGCGTACCGCGCACCCATTGATTCACCATGACAGCGCTTACGGAAAGCAGTCGAGCTAATTCAGCCTGGCTTCCAGCGGAGGCGCACGCTCGCTCAATTGGGGTCGGGTTTTGGGTGCTCATACGAAAACTATAGCATCGCTACAGTTTAAACGCAAGCCATGCTTTAGTTTTACTTGTATAGCATCGCTTTATGGAGATTTGGACTTTGGAACAAGAGGCTGAAAACCTTCAGCGCCGATTCGAGACAGTGAAGAATCGCGCCGCCTTTGCTCGGGAACACAACCTAAAGGGCGGCCAATCGCTGATCTATCAGCACATAACCGGACGGCGGCCGATCAGCTTGGAAGCCGCCCAAGTCTATGCACGTGCATTCAATTGCGGCCTGGAAGAAATCAGCCCTCGCCTAGCTCAGGAAGTAGCCAAGGCTGCCCCTCTGGCTTACGGCATGTTTGGGCGGCATGAAAAAACGCCGGAAGAAATTCAGCGAGAAGGAATGGAGTACGGCGGTACTGACGACGATTTTTCGGTTGAGGCAAGCCATATGCGATATGAGGACGTCATGCCTGGTGGCGCTCCAACGCCCAGGAAAGATTTTTCTCTCACCGATTTAAGGGGCCATACACCCAAGCGTCGAGCTACCGACTTTGAGTTGGTTTCGGAAGAGGACGCAACCGTTCCCACTGGCAAGATTGAATATTGGTCCGCCAAGGGATCATGTGGCGGCGGCTTCCTGAACTATGATGCGCTACCTAAGGGGCATTTGGTCAAGGAAATGAGCTTCTTCCAGAAACGCGGAGTCAAGCCGAGCGATCTCTTTGCTATCTACGCTGACGGCAATTCGATGGCTGACTTCATCGTCGACGGCGACATCGTCATCTTCGACAAGACAAAAACGCAACCGATCAGCGGCGAAATTTTTTTAATTGAGCATCCAGATGGGTTACGCATCAAGCAACTGCGACGCGAGATCGGAGGTTCGTGGGTGTTGGAGTCGAGGAATGCTGATAAGCGCGCTTTCCCTGACGAGCGGATCGATCCGACCCAAGGACACCTGCTCAAGATTCTCGGCCAGTTTGTGTACCGCCAAGGTGGTTAATTCCTATTTTCATGGGAGAAATCGTGAAACTTGCAGCTGCACTTTTTGCTTGCTTCTTGCTTGTATCCATCCCTGCGCATTCCTCCACTGGAAATGATCTCAAAGAAACATGTGATCTTGACCAAGGGAAATTTCTCTCGCACTCTGCCTGCACCGGATACATCCTTGGCGCGGTTGAAATGACAGAGCTTATAAACGCCGCGGCTGATCGTAGCAAAGACAAAAAACAATTTTCGGTATGCATTCCAGCTGGAATTACCTACGGACAAATAGTCGATGTGGTGAAGAAATTCGTTGATGATCATCCAGAAGAGCGCCATCAAAAAGCTTCAGTGATGGTGTTTCTTGCTGTACAACACGCTTTTCCGTGCAAAAAATAGTCGCACTTCTTTTCGCACTGCCACTTGCCGCAGGGGCCGCCGGGCGCTCGCACGCCGCCAAGGCCGAGTTCCAGCGGCAGCATCCGTGTCCCAGCACGGGACTGAGGCGCGGTAGTTGCAAAAATTTCATTATTGATCACCGCATTAGCCTTTGTGTTGGCGGCGGCGACACTCCAGACAATATGAGGTGGATGACGGAAGAAGAAGCGAAGCGCAAGGATAAATGGGAATGTAAGCCCGGGTGGCAAGGAAAACTAAGGGCGTGCGAAGAGAGGAAATGTTTCGTAGAATAAGTATGTCATGGCTACATATTGTTCTGCGAGGCATTATGGGAAAGTTTGTAGATATCACAGGTAATCGATATGGTGAACTTACTGTTCTTGGCTTAGCTGAAGTCAAACTCAAGAATCGTCCAGCCTGGCGCTGTATATGCGACTGCGGTCGCGAAAAGGTAGTGGCTGGTGATTCGCTGAAATGTGGTGCCGTAAAGTGTTGCGGCGCACATAAAACTAAGTTCTACTCCGAGGCGCTGTCTCGCCGGTCAAAGATTCAAAACCGCAAATACCCAAAAGAAACAGACAGTCATTCAAGGCTCTATACTCTTTGGAGGGCCATGAAATGGCGCTGCCTAGATCCCACTCACGTTGCGTATGACCGCTATGGCGGGGCCGGGATTACCATCTGCGACGATTGGATGACGTATTCCAAATTCAGAGAGTGGGCTGTCAGCTCCGGCTATCAAGAGCACTTAACCATTGATCGCAAAGACAATAACAGGGGTTACTGCCCAGACAATTGCCGTTGGGCCACGCACAAGGAACAAAGCAAAAATAAGAAAAGCGGATACCATTTAACCGCCTTTGGAGAAACCAAGCACCTGATGGATTGGATTTCCGATCCTAGATGTAAAGCCTCACCAGGCGCTTTGCGACGGCGCCTCAAATCTGGGCATTCGACAGAATTTGCAATTTCAGCAAGCGAGCATGAGATTCGCCATGTTGTTAGCGTTGAACGAGAACGCAGGCGCAGAGCCGCATCCTAGCCGCATTAGCCAAAGACCGCTGGGAGTGCGAACCAGGCTGGGAGGATAGGCTTAGGGAGTGCGAGGCGGCGGGGTGTTTTGCCAAGTAAAGTCCCTCTTGGAACTGTTGCTCATTTCAAGCCACTAATACCTTGGGCATCGTCAGAAATACCGGTGGTATCGGCGTTATGCTATCCTCATAGGTGAATAGCGCATATGTGCGCTTAATAAAATAACAACAATACTAGGGAGCAGGCAAATGGGTCCTCATACGGTGAATAGCCAAGAGGCAAGTAAATTCCGCGTCTTGAACCGCATGGTAAGTTCTATTGCCAAGCGGGATTTGCGTTTGCTCGGCGCTATTGATCAGACACTCGATGCTATTCAGGATATCCAATCAGAAATAGATATCCTCACTGGAGCAATTCTCCACGAAACAAGCCGCATTCAAAGTGTTGAGCGCGCTATCGATGAAGATGGAGCAATTGAGAAAATTCTCGAAGAGGCGCGCGGCTACATTGAGAAACTGCACAGTCACCTTATCGCGAAATGCGAGGCCGCCCGTAACGCACCGGAGCTTAAGCCGGACGATGGAGTTGTAGACGCATACTGCAGAGTAATTGACTCAGTCGCCGCTCTGCACAATGCAATCAATGACATTGCATGGGCGATTGCCGAGCACGATATTGACGTAGAAAACGAATGGCTTGGACCATTTGACAATGTGGAGGATATGTTGCGCGCGTTGAAGGCGTAACATGACCCAAATTGGCGCCGGCGGCATCAGGTTTGCTCAGCACAGCCCATCTAAGCGATTTGCCAAGGAATACGGCAAATTAGATAAAGGGCTGCAAAGCTTGGTGGACGACAAGTTGAAAGACCTTCTTCAAAATCCATTTCCTCCTGGCCTCGCCTTTGAGAAGCTGAAAGGCTATTTGAATCCGGAAATTTATACCGTTCATGTCACGGGGAATTACAAAATTTCCATGCATGTGGAAGACATCACCATTAATGTTAACGGCATTCCAGTGCAAGCCAAGAAGGCAATGTTGCGCCGTGTAGCGACTCACAACGAAATCGACAGAGCGCCATAAAATACCTTCCCCACCAAGCCGCCTCCGGGCGGCTTTTTCATTTCGGGCGCGTCAGTTCCTGAATTTCCGGAACGGCATCCAGCTCGGCCTGCCATACGCGATGCATTCGCGCGCCAATAGCGATCAGCGGGCTCATTTCTTCTTCTGTCAGCTTTGACGCCAGGGGTGCCAGCGCTCTTGCGTAGGCCGGCAGTAACTGCGCCAAGCTTCGAGCCGGCGCGGCCTCAGCCTTCACGATTCGATTCAGGATCGCAATCTCTTCTTCCGTGGGCATGCCGCCTCCGTCATTGAAAGTCGACATTATCGCCTCCTGACCGGCCTCGAGCCGGTTTTTTGTTGCCCGAAATATCGGGGCCGGAAATATTCTCGCATTTTCTGTAGCATCGCTATTGCTTTTTAAATGTAGCGTTGCTATAGTTCTTTCTGACGCAACACAAACCGACCTGCAGCAACCCGCGAACCCCGGCCGATGGCGAAGACAAGACCGGCCGGCAGAGCGGCGAGCCACATGGAGCCGGCGCGGAACCGGCATCAGAACAGATTTCAGCGGTTTTACGGGCCCCGTGCGCACGCCAAGGGTAGAAAAGCCGCCGGCTGGTGGGAAGCCAGCCAACCGAATGCAGAAGGCCAGTAAGCAGACGACAAAGTAGCGAACAAGTAAGCGCGAGCCGAACAGTAGCGAAACCTCTACGGAGCCGAAGACCTGGCGCATGTCCGGCGGGACGCAAAACGCACGGCGGCGAAGAGCTGCGCCGGACAACGTAACCGGCACCAACACGGGAGCGCTCTGCTGTCCAGTGGGCGCGGCCAGAGATGGCGACGATAGGGGTAACGCCCTATTTTCAAAAAAACGTAATGAGCGATCCGGTGTGACTCCGGTAGCAGGTCGGTGTGCATAACCGCCCTGCCTTGTTCCCGAATCGGCGACAGGTGCTCAGAGCGCTCCCGTGTTGGTGAATGCGCAGGCTGATGCGCAGCAGGATCGTAAAGGCATTGGGCCTTGATAGATGGTATGCGCGGCATTGCCGTACAAGCGCGGGTTTAGTGCCATCCCGCAGGCCGGAGTTCAGCACCGGCCACCAACGCCGAATTGAATTCAACAGGGGGATGACATGACCACTCGCAAGAATCACGTGAACCGCATCAAGAGCCGTCGCGAAATCGCGCTCTACAACTTAGAGCGGCGCTTCCCGATGCTGGCCGTCGACAAGGCGGTGAAGGCTGCAGCGGAAATCACCGTGCTACGTTCGCGCATCGCTTCGCTCGTCTGAGGCCGGCATGAACCTATCTCACCGCATCCGCATGTACTTCCTGCATCGCCGCGCCGACAAGGTGCTTGAGCGCGCCAAGGCACGCCGCGACCACATGAACCGCCCGCACCAGCAGAGCGACCACATGATCGGCTGGCCGGTCTACGACGACAGCATCGGCTACACATCCCCGCGGCCGTTCTGGCTGGCGCTGGTGGCCATCTTCGCCGCCCTGCTGGTCTACCTGAACTTCTATCACCACGAGTCGGCACAGCAGCCGGCGGCGTGCGTGGCGTCGAAATAGGAGCGCAACGTGAGCAATGCTCTCTCCATCATCCAGGGCACCATTGAGCAGGCGCGCGCCGGCTTCATGAGCGTGCTGACCGACAGGTCGCTCAACTTCGAGCGCGAGGCTGGCTTTGCCATCCAGATTCTGTCGGCGAAGGAATACACGCTCAGCGTCGCGAAGAAGAATCCGCAGTCTGTGATCGATTCGGTCACGAACGTCGCGGCAATCGGCGTCAGTCTGAATCCGGCCAAGAAGCAGGCGTACCTCGTGCCGCGTAACGGCAACATCTGCCTCGACATCAGCTACATCGGCCTGCTCGATCTGGCGATCGCGTCCGGCTCGATCATGTGGGGACAATCGGAACTCGTGCGCCAAAACGACGTGTTCCAGTTGAATGGCTTCGACAAGCTGCCGACGCACAATTTCAATCCGTTCGCCAAGATGGATGATCGCGGCCCAGTCGTTGGCGTGTACGTCGTCGTCAAGACTCGCGACGGCGACTACCTGACCACGTGCATGTCTATTGACGAGGTGCACGCGATCCGTGACCGCTCCGAAGGCTGGAAGGCTTTCAAGGCCGGCTCGATCAAGAGCACGCCATGGTCGACCGACGAAGGCGAGATGACGAAGAAGACAGTCATCAAACGTGCCTACAAGCTGTGGCCGAAGACCGACCGACTCGACCAGGCAATCCACTTCCTCAATACCGAAGGCGGCGAAGGCCTCGGCTTCGAACAGGCGCAGCCGCTGAACGGTGCGCCGCGCGTCGACGTAGCACCGATGATCGCCGAGGCGCTTGCAACCACGACCGATGCCGACGCACTGGCGTACTGGCGAGAGAACAACGCGCGCCTGATCAACCAGCCGCAGGATCACAAACGGCTCAAGGACGTGATCATGGCGCACCGCACGAAGCTGCAGGAAGCCGCGCGCACGGTCGAAATGCCTGCGGCAACGCAAGCTGCAGCACCATCGGCGCCCCAGGTCTCCGAGATTCCGCCTGAACTGGAAGGCTTGATCGCTGACCTGGAAGCAGCGGCCGATGGCGGAACTGAATCTTTCGAATCCGCATGGAACAGCCTGTCGAAAGCAAGCCGCGACAAGATAACCAACCTGGCCGGCGTGTATGACCGCATGAAGGCGCGTGCCGAAGCCGTAGGAGCATCGCAATGATCCTCATCGAATGCCGCCAAGGCACACCTGAATGGCTCGCCGCGCGGGCCGGCGCGATCACTGCATCGCGATACTTCGACGCAATTTCTACGGTCGGCGGTCTGAACGAGCAGCAGCAGAAATTCGTTGATGCTGTCCTCAAAATGAGCATGCCCGAACGCGAAGCCGCCACCTTGGCTGGCTACAAGACGCCGCCGCGCTCCAGCATCATCGAGCGTGCACTTCGCGGCGAACCGACCGTCGAGCCTTCCGACACTGCCAAACGCTACGCCGCCGATATCGCATTCGAGCGGATCAGCATGAAGCCATACGGCGAGCCGCCGAAGACCTGGTTACTCAACCGTGGCCATGAACTGGAAGACCGCGCGCGCATCATTTACGAGTCGCGCACCGGCTACATGGTCGAAGAAACCGGCGTCGTTCTCACCGATGACCGCAAGTTCGGTTACTCGACCGACGGCATGCCGGAAGACGACGGCCTCATCGAGATCAAGTGCCCGATCGACAGCATCAAGATCATGGAGATGTGGAGGACCGGCGACGTGTCCGAATACATCCACCAGATCCAGGGCGGCATGTGGATCACCGGCCGGAAATGGTGCGATTTCATCATGTATGCGCCCGACCTCGAATCCGTCGGCAAGGATCTGTTCGTCAAGCGGATCTTCCGCGATGACGATTTCATTGACGACATGGTCGAGAGGCTTCTCGATTTCGAACTTCTCGTGCAGCAGTACGAGGCCGCACTTCGCGGCAAGGTCGAAAGCATCACGGAAGAACAGCAGATTGCCGCGCGCCGCGACGCTGTGCTCGGAGCTGCGCAGGCTCAACGCCTGGCAGATGAGACTGCCGCGAGGCCGGTCACCCTGCAGGAGGTTGCTGCTGCCGTGATGCCGCCGCCTCTGGCTGAAATTTTCACCATGCCGACCAAACCCTCCACACCGCCAACCTTGAAACTCGGCCAGATCGCCGAGCGCCTCGGTTTTGCTCTGACCGCCGACTTCCTGCGCTCGATCGGCATTGAGCCGGCAGCAACCGACAAGAGCGCGAAGTTGTATCACGAGGCCGACTTCCCGCGGATCTGCGCGGCGCTGGTCAACCACATCAACCAGGTGCAGCAGCGCATCGCGGCCTGATCAATCACACCACTGAGGGAGGAACACACCCATGTCGCAACAAGACTTCGAACTCGTGAAGGAATGGATGACCATTTCGCACGTGAACATCCGCACCGAACTGCACGGCGATGAAAACTCGACCGCAGTCGACATCAAGCTCGAGCACGATTTCCACAACGCGCTGCTGTCGAAGTTCTCGCCGGATCTGCTGACCGCGATCTACACGCGCAATCCGAACACCACGGAAGACATGCTCAATCCGGACCACAAGCCGCACCTGGTCAACGAGAAACTGATCATGCCGCTGCGCTGGGATCTGGAACTCGACCCGGTGAAGGTCACCCTGCACGACGATGGCGGCGATGACCGCAATGACATCGTGTTCTCCGGCGCCAAGCTCAACAAGTTCGCATTCGACTGCAAGGAAGGCGGCACGGTGCACTTCACCGCACGCCTGCAGATTTCCGACATCGACCACGACCAGACCGCGACCATCGTAGGCCTGCTGAACGAAGACGTGAAGATCAGCGTCGAGCTCGAAGCGAAGCCGGTTGAGCAGACGAAGCCTGAAACCAACGGCGAAGCTCCGGACAACGTTCACCCGCTGTTCCCGGTGGAAGGTTCCGGCGAGCAGGACGAAGAGGAAGACGAGCCGCTCACCGAAGAAGAGCAGGCCGAAGACGAAGCCGCCGCAGCGCGCGCCAATGTCGATCCCGAGGAAGCGTTTGAAGCCGCATACGCCCAGGCTGTCGAGTTTGCCAAGACCTGCAACCGGCTGTCCGTGTCGATCCTGACCCGCCAACTCAAGTTCGAAGGCCAGACCGCAACCCGGATCCTCGAGCGCATGGAAGAAGAAGGACTCGTCGGCCAGCCGAATCCGCAGGGTCTGCGCGAAGTCATCGAGCAGGCAGCGTAACGATCAACCGGCCCACCGCCCGAAATGTCCGCCGCGAAGGTGAAATAGGTGCGTGTGTGGCCGACCAATAAGGGAGGCAAGATGAATCGAGTGTTCGTAGATATGGATGGCGTTCTCGTTGATTTCGACGGCTACATTGCGCGTCATGGCATCACTGGCGATGAAGCCAAGCGTAGACCCGGCGCATATCTCGACATGCAACCGATTCCCGGCGCCATTGAGGCGGTGCGCAGTCTAATCGGCATGGGATTTGAGGTATGGGTTGCCACTAAGCCGCCAACCGGCGTCTCCTATGCATACTCGGATAAGGCGCAATGGGTGCTGGACTACCTGCCGGAATTGAAGCGCCGCATCATCATCACGCATGACAAGGGATTGCTTGGTGATGGTGGAGATTACCTGTGCGATGACCGGCCGCACAAAGCGAATTGCGAGAAATTCGCTGGAACCTTGTTCCGATTCGTTGATGGATTCCACTGGCCGCAGGCGCTGGCCTATTTCCGAGAAATTCGGCAGCAACGGGGCAGTGTATGAGCCGCGCCCAATCCACCATCGATTTCGGCGCTCCGATTGTATGCCTCGGCTGCGATACGGAGTCCCGAGACAGCTTGTCGGCCAATGCAAAGGGGAATGTGTGAATCAACCAGGAATCATCTCGGGATTCGACAGGACGGGCAACATGGTCAAGCCATGGGCCGAAGCTGGATATCTGTGCTATTGCATCGATATGCAGCACGAGAAGCGCGAGGAACGCATCGGCAATATCGTCTATGTGCGCGCCAACATGCTTGATTGGTTGCCCCCCCGCAACATCGATATAGCCGCATCGTTCTTCTTCCCGCCCTGCACGGATATCGCGGTATCTGGCGCCAAGCATTTCCGCGACAAGGGGCTTGGTGCGCTTATCCGTGCGCTCGAACTGTTCAAACGGTCTGTAGACCTGGCCGAGATGATCGGCGCCCCGTACATGCTCGAAAACCCGGTCAGCACGGTATCGAGCTACTGGCGCCGTCCGGATTTCATCTTCCATCCGCACCACTTCACCGGTCTGTGCGCAGAAGACAACTACACGAAGACAACCTGCCTGTGGACTGGCAACGGGTTCGTCATGCCGGCATCGTGCCAAGACTTCACGCTCGGCGCGCCAGACGATCGCATCCACAAGGCCGCGCCTGGTCCGGAGCGCGCGAACTTCCGCAGCGCCACCCCGATGGGATTCGCGCGAGCGGTATTCATGGCAAACCACAGATTGGAACAAGCCGCATGACCTTGCTCGAGTGGGCGGCAAATTGCAGGAGGCGGGCTATGTGGGCGGATGTGATGGGTGAGCTATTTGGCGAG